AGAGTTATTACAGCTATTAAAAGGGTGATGAAGTAATGGCTCTTTTAGGTGACGTAGGAACTTTCTTAGCGGCGAATGTTACTGACACAACTTTAACGCTAGGCACAAATCTTTTTCTTGGTCGTATGCCCGATTCTCCTAATACGTGTGTCGCTATATATGAGACAGGGGGTGTTGCTCCTACTGACGTATTCGGGGCTAACAGCGCTCCACCTATTGAGAACGCTGGGCTTATGTGCCATACAAGAGCTTCTAGCTATTCTGATTGTCAATCGTTAGCAGTTGACATTATGAAAACTTTAAGCAAAGTAATCAACGAAACTTTAACCAGCACCACTTACTACAAGATAGAAGCTGAACAGTCGCCTTTCGGTTTAGAAAGAGACGACCAAGAACGAATGATTTTCTCATGTAACTTCACGGCGGTTAAGGCTCTGTGAAATGGATAACGCTTACGGAGAAGATAGAGCCGTAGTTGTACGGCAAACACTTTTCCATGTCAGATGTACTAGCTGTAAGAAGCTTTTAGCTGAGATGGTTTCAACTCCTTACAGGCTTAAATGTCCTCGTTGTAAAGTAGTTAATTCCGTTGAGCAGAAATAAGCATCCCTATACAAAAGCCTAGTAGCCCTATAATGATGCTTAATAAAAATTCTTCCATTCGTTAATCCTGCTTAATATCAGCTTTAAGCATTTCAATCATTGTTTTAACACAACACTCACATTCAAGGTCGGGTTCTATTTCCCAGCACTCCGAATGTTCTTCAACAGAACAAGCCTTACATATATCTTTATTCATCGTAAGACTCAATTACACACGAATGTTTAAAGAAAGCATCAGTTTCTTCACCGAGCTTCCAAACTGTTTGACAATCCCAACAAGTCATCGTGCCACCCTCTACAGGTTCACCTTCTTTTAATGGTGTAGGCATTAGTTTTCGTTCATGTCGTCTAGGAACTGAGCTATCATTTCCATTCCCTGATCTGCATGTTCAGCAATGAGCTTCTCTATATCTTCTTTACTAGGAGCTGGTGAGTTTAGTGAGCCGTGACAAATGTTTGTTATGTCCTGCATTACTTGAGCGGCACTTTCTAAAAGATGACAAAGCACACCGAGCTTGACTACTACTTGTTCTTTTTGTTCTTCATCTAGTTCCATCTTCTTCCTCCGTTTCTGTTCCGAATGTTGCAGGGAACTCAAATACGTCAGCTTCAATCCCTGAAGGAACGTCAGGTATTTCTTCAAAGACCATTGGTTTCTCATCCATTGCAACAATCATTATTCCACTACCACCGATGTAAGGAGTTTCGACTGCTCCCATAACTGTTAATACTGCTGGCAGTAGTTCTTCGTATTCGCCGTGACAGGCAACATCAAAGACGAGTCGCCTGTAAGTCATTTCGTTACTCATTAGTTACCTTCAGGATTATCGTTTAGCCACGTATGGCAACTTCTATCTTTAGGTGTTAGATACTCGCCATCCACCATCATCTCGTCTCCTTTTTCCCAATAGATTTGATCGTGAGACTCATGGTCATACGACTCGATACCGTAAAATGAACTTTCACAACCTGCAGATGGGGACTCTAGTTCGTCTTCAAAATACTTATTATCCTCCTGCACCCTTTCATTTATGTATTCCAATAGGTCTTCAGGTTTAACGGTGTAAGGTACTTCATACTCAGCATTAAAACTCCTACTGTCGGTGAAATGTACGTGACCTTGCACTTGTACTGTGTAGTGTTTTTCAGATGTCATAATCTTTTGTCCCTTCTTTGATTGCACCATCACAATCTTCGCACTCGGTAGGGATTTCTTCCTTGTACCAATTAAACTTCCGTTCCCACCATCCACAATCATCGTCTAGACATTCATAGACTTCCTCGTTTTCAGGCAAGTGATTTAATACTTTTTCTGTATCCATAACGGTTACGTCAATGATTGTCTCGACATCAGGATCTGTAATGAGTAACGTTTCCCAATCCCATTTGTTTGGATCGCCCATTTCAGTCTCAATGTTTAGCGTTATTTGATATTTAGGCATTAGCCTTCGCCTTGCTATTTTTTTCAACTCTTTCAATGCACACATCATCATGTCCATAATCAATTAACTTGTCATACCGATACAAAGCTCTGCTTAAATCCACATTTTTAATATCAGGCACCCCACCTGCCCATACTGTGTAAATTTCTTCGTCTACTTCAATAATGTCAGTCATTATCGCCATCCCTCCTCATCTAGTGGCGGTCTACCTAAAGTCTCTCTAATAGCGTCAGCTACCATTTTTAGCATCGCTAAATCTTCAGGGTTAGAAGCATCTAAGCCAGCACCAAACTTTTCAGCCACATATCCTGTAGTCAAGATTCCTTCTTTAGCCATTACATAAGTCCTACCTATTTGCGACATGGGTAGCCAAACAGTAACCACGACATAAGCGTCAGGATCACCGCCACCCATGAAACCATCATAGGGAAGCTCTGAGACAAGAACGGTATATTGCCAACCGTCATCAGGCTCATAGTTGTTCACATGAGGTAGCTGTCCGTTAAGAGCGCTCATCTTGTTCCTGTCGAAGTTTGCAAACACAATCTAACACGCCTTCATAGTCGTAACAGATTGCTTTATGAGCAAACAGTTTTTCCTTTTCTTCAATCGGTTGCATCATTCTCCTTTCCTTTAATAGTTTACGTTCCTTCTTTTCTCTGCTAATGGCTTTCTTCTTCTTCGTTCCACATTTCCACTCCGCACCATTCGAGGATTAAAGCTCCGAATAGGAAACCGAAAAGAAATACTCCTAATTCAAACATTGTTTATTTTGCCCATCCTTCTGCCTTCAAGTGGCGGTATTCTGCCATTGCGAAATCATCTTGGATGTGATTTCCGAAATGATGGGCGGCTCCGACTTGGTCGTTTAGCTTAGAGATGACTTCGGTGAGAATATCAACAAAGTCCTCATTGCTTTCTTTTTCCAAATTCTCGACTATCTCGTCAACAATTTCTTTTGCTTTATTTTCGTTTTCCATTGATGGTCTCCTTTTCTGTTGTTGTATATCCCATCGTGCCTGTTCAAGAATCGAACTTGAATTGACTTTGCTTAAAGCGTTGTCTTTAACCGTTCAGGCGTACTTGCATTTAGACATGATTATTAGTTGGTTGCTACCTCCTTTTTATTTTTTAAGTATTCGTTCTGTTCTGAGCGGGGACCGATCAGGTGAAGTTCTTTTTCTTCTTCTTCTGTTAAGGTTGGTACGACTTCCCTCCACAATTCAGCTTCTTTTTGAATCTCGATCAACTCTTGATTCTTTTCGTGAGCTTCCATGTGCCTAGCTACGTTGTTGGCACAATCTTTGTAGTGAGGGCTGAAATCCCAAACCCTTTTCACACCGCTCCAACTGTCGTAACCTTTATCGCAGGTATTTGCGAGGTAATACTTTCCAGTTTTTTTACTTTTAACGTATGCAACAGTTTCGTGACATTCAGCACACTCAAACAATGTGTAATGACCACTTCCTGAAACTGAAGAACCAGTTTTAAGTTCGGGCTTCTCACATTCAAATCTAATTATTGGAGAGACTCCCTGTACTTTTGCGTAGCAACTTTGGCAAGTTGTTTTCCATTCACCGTCAAAGTTTTTAGTATTAACAGCAGTTCTTGCTTCAACTTCTTTTTCACAGAACTGGCAAGTTCCCTTATATTTATTTATGTAAGGGAAATAGCTGATGTATCCTTTTTTCATTTTGTTCTCCTGTGTTATTTCGTATCCCATATACCTAGTATATCCTAGACAGGGCTAGAGAAGCTACTTTTGTTAAAAAATATCCCCTATAAAATTAGGGTTTTTGAAAAAAATATCAGCAGAACAGACAAATGACAGAAGCTTTTTACCGTGATAACCTACTTTTACCAAAGTGACCTAGTGTCCTGTGTCCAGCGTGAACGGTGACAACGGTTTTCGCTGTGCCATAAAAGAAGGGTGAGTGATGCCGAAATATATTGTCACCGGAGGCGAGAGTGGAACTTCAGGAATCAGCTACAACGGTGAACGCTACGAAGCTGGTGAAGTTGTAGAAGTCGCAAAGCCTAAAGGCTTATGGCTTATTGATGAAGGCTACTTAGCTTTAGAATCTGAAGTAGTTAAAGAACGTGCAAGAAATGATAAGGGACATTACATCCCTGACGATCCTAAGACTCCTGACATCAACGAGGCGTTCGTTCAAAAAGAAGAACCACCTAAGAAAACAGGAGGTAAGAAGTAATGCCAACATTCGTTCACGGTAAGGCAACAAAAGTTTATATGGATGAGTTTGATATGAGTCCGTGGTTGAACTCAGCAGAAATGACAATGACCACAGATACAGCAGAAGTAACTTCTTTCAACTCAACTTCAAGAGCTTACATAAAAGGAATATCTGACGGAACAGTAAGCCTTTCAGGTATGTGGTCTGCTGATACAGATGGTTCAGACGAGGAGCTTCACGCTTTGTTAGGCAACGCTACGACTCCTGTAATAACTGTTGCTGAGAGTGGAGATGGGATAGGCAATTCAGCAATCATGGCTCAAGCCCATGAAGTTAATTATTCAATCTCTAATCCTGTCTCAGACGTGTCTACGATTACCGCAGATTTCAATTCTTCAGCGGCTAACAGACCAGACTTTTATGGAATAAGAAGCGGTGTTCAATTAACCGCAGGCGCAAGTATTGATTACAACGCTTTAGGCAATTTGACTGGTCACAATCACGGCTCGCAAACAACAGGCGGTGGGATGGCAATACTTCACGTTCCCACAAATTCAATCGGTGGTGGCGCAACCACTATCAAAGTTCAACACGATGCTTCCTCCGGCTTTAGCTCGGCGGCTGACCTCGTATCATTCACCGCTGTCGGGGCTTCGACCAAGACATCGGAGTTAGTTGCAGTATCAGGAACAATTAAGCAATACGTTCGTGTTACTGCTTCAACAGCCGGATCGTCCGGCTCAATCACCTTTATGGTGTCATTAGCAAGGTTCTAGGAGGACTAACTTATGCCAACCTTTGTTCACGGTAAGTCAACTGACTTTGAGCTTGATGATACAAGCGGAACTTCACGTTCCCTTGCAAACACGCTCACTTCAGTAGATTTCCCCGAAGTAATAGATACTGCCGAAACAACCGCTTTCGGAGCTACAAGCCGTTCATACATTGTCGGTCTTAAAGACGCCACTATTTCAGTTAGTGGTCTTTGGGACTCAACAGTTGATGGTTACATCATGGGCGGTACTGAGCCATCTACTCGCACGTTCATTTTCGGACCAGCAGGTTCAACAAGTGGCTATGTAAAATACACAGGCGAGTGTATACTCACCAATTACTCTGTTTCAAATCCTGTTGGAGATGTCGTGACTTACAGTCTTGACCTCCAATGCACAGGTGGAGTAACTAGAGGCACATACTAAATCTAACCAACTAAAAAGGAGTGACCATCGTGTCCATTAGAGAAACAATAAAAACTGCTGAAGATAGCAGTACCGAATTATACGAAGTCCCTGAATGGGGAGTGACTTTAGAGATCCGTTCTATGACTGCACGTTCACGTGCTGTCTTTGTAGCTGAAATGGCTAGTGAAGATGGCACAGTAGGTGGGGTTAATGATCCTGCCCGAATTGAGGGCATGTGGTGGAATGTTATCTCTCAAACTTGTTACGATCCAAAAACAGGGGAATTAGCTTTTGAAGATGGCGACCAAGACTGGTTGTTTGAAAAGAACGCCAAAGTTGTCAACGATTTAGCTAACGAGTGCATGGCTTCATCAGGGCTAACAGAAGAAGCGCAGAGTGAAGCGGGAAAAGATTTCTCGGCTTCGCTGACAAGCGTGGCAGACGAAACCCTGAGCGAAGATTCTATTTCAGATTAGCAAGGGAACTCGGTATGACCGTAGGCGAACTCCTAGAGCGTATGAGTAGTGCCGAGTTAACTGAATGGGCGGCTTTAATCAAAATAGAGAATGAGGAAATGGCACATAATAATAAGGTGGCTTCTTCTCGTTCAAGAGTAAGGCGGTAGCAGATGGCAACCGTTGGCGTAGTTAAGGCGATTGTAACCGCTGACGTAGCCCAACTTAAAAAAGGAATGAATGAGGCTCAACGTAGTCTCGATAATTTTAGTAAGAACGCTAAAGCTGTAGGCAAGAGCCTGACCATGAAGGTCACGGCTCCGCTTGTGGGTGTAGGTGTTGCGGCTGGAAAGATGGCTTCCGATTTTGAGTATTCGATGACTCAAATCGAAACTTTGGTAGGCAGGTCAGTTCAAGAAGTAGAGACTCTTAAAGGTGCTGTTCTTGGATTGTCAGGTGAGACAGGGCGAGCGCCTAAAGAACTTGCTGACGCTATGTTCTTCATTACATCGGCTGGTCTTGACGCAACTTCAGCTACGGCGGCGTTAGAAGCTTCAGCGAAAGCGGCGGCAGTTGGTCTTGGTGACACAGTTGTTGTAGCTGACGCTGTTACTAACGCTATGAACGGTTACGGCATGTCCGCTGATGGTGCGGCTTACGCAACAGACGTTTTAGCTAAAACAGTTGAGCAAGGTAAAGCATCAGCTTCAGATTTGGCTCCTCAGTTTGGTCGTCTTATTCCTATGGCGGCAGAGCTTGGCATTTCATTCGATCAGGTTGGTGGCGGTTTAGCTTTCCTTACTAGAGCTTCAGGTGATGCGGCTATGTCTGCTACACAATTCGGTGGCGTGATGAAATCTATTCTCAAGCCTTCTCAGCAGGCTAAGAAAACTCTCGCTGAGATAGGAATAGATTTAGGCAATTTACGTGCGGCGGCTTCTGAAGATTTATTAGGCGCTTTGCAAATGCTTCGCGAGCGTTTAGAAGAAAACGGTATGGAAATGTCTAACGTCTTTGAAGATGTTAGAGGTTTGAACGGTGCTTTACAGTTGACTGGTGTAGCTACTGATGCGGCTAGGTCAGTTATGGATGAGCTTGCTAATTCTGCTGGCAAGTTAGACGAAGCGTTTATAGGCGTTCAGAAAACTGCACAATTCAAAATGTCTACTGCTATGGCTGAGATTAAAGCGGCGATGATTACGTTAGGTGAACAAATACTTCCTGTGGTTATTCCTTTAATTAAATCTCTCGCAAAGTTTATAGGCAATCTTGCTCGCATGTTTGGTGAATTGCCGTCAGGCGTTCAGAAAGCGGTTGTCATAGTCGGTGTTTTGGCGGCGGCTGTCGGACCACTAATTTGGGCTATCGGTTCCCTCACAGGCGCTCTACAGACGTTAGGTATAGTCTCAGCGAATGTCACTATAAGCATGTCAGCGATTCTTCCTGTCATTGGTTTAGTGGCGGCGGCGGCGGCTGGTTTGTTCATGTGGTGGAACAAGGTTTCATCGGCGAACAAGAAAAACAAAGAAGAAATGGAGATGCTCCGAACCGAGTATCTGACAAGTCAAAAAGAGACACAGAGTTTAGCTGACAGAGTTAAAGGATTAACCGAACAGTATAACCTGCTGACTGATTCTGTAGAGGATACAGAAATCGCTATGGATCACTTTAAAGGCAAGACTGTTTTAACAGGACAGCTTCTTGAACGTGAGGTCATGTCAGCGTTTAACAAGTTGACTATATCTACTGAACTTTTAGAGGAAGCTGTTAAGACTGGCACAGATGCTTTCGATGACAGTCTTGATGTTCAAAAGATGCTTAAAGGAACTTTGCCTGAGTTAGTTGCCGAACTTGCAGACGAAGAAAAGGCAGTCAAAGCAGTAGCTATCGCTGTGAAAAATGCTTACGACAATAACGTTCTTACATTAGATCAGGCTAAAGACATTCTCCGTTCCATTGACGAAACAGCAGACGCACACGACAAGCTGACAGAAACATTAAACGAAGAAGCTGAAGCCACATTTAAAAACGCTGAACAGTATGAACACATGGCATCTGTTCTTGGAACTGATGTTGTTGATGCCGCTATGGAGGCGGCTGAAAAGACAGGCGAATGGGATAAAGAACTTTCTGCTCTTGAACCTAAACTTGAGAAACACAATCTTGAGTTGAAACGTGAAGCGGCTTTGGCGGCTGAAGCGGCAACAGAGCTAGACAAACACCAAGCTCATTTGGATGCAATGCGTAACGGCTATGTGAATGTTTCTTCCGAAATGGGTGAAGCTAAAGCAAGATTAAATGTTTGGCTTGAGAGACTAGAAGCTGGTGTAGATATTTTCCTTCGTAGCAAAGAAGAATTAGACGAGATGGCTACTGCTATGCGTGATGCTGATGCCGCAATGATGCAACAAGCAACTAGCGTTCAGTATTTAACAGAGGAGGAAAAAAATGCGGCTTACTGGGTTGGTGTAGTAGCTGATAAGCGAGAAAAAGCGGCGGCTAATGCTTTAGCGTTTGAGACAGCTAGAGAAGCCGCATTAGAGCGGTATGCGTCAATCGCCGAGCAAGGTGAGACACATAGATTAAACGCAGAAAAAGCAATAGCAGATGCCGCTGAGAGAACGGAAAGAATTAGGAGACGAGCTTTAGATTTAGCTAATGCTTTACAAACTGCACAACGAGAAGTTAAAGCTTTAGAAACTGAACAGGCATCTATTCAAGAGGAGCGTCAACGCACACTTGAAGAAATAGCTTCTGTTAATGACGAAATAGCCGACTTGATGAAAAAGCAGGCTTCGTTCAGCGCTACTAACGCTGAGTGGGCGGCAGAGATAGCGCAGGAGTTTCGTAAAGCTGAATTAGCGATAATGAACCTTGAGGAAAAGATTGCTGATTTGCAAGCAGAGGTGGAGGCAGTTCCCCCTGATGCAAACACTCAAAGAGAGTTTGTCAAGAAACTAAAAGACCAACGAGAAGCAGTTAATACAGTAGAAGAAGCCTTAATTGACATGAATGTCATTAAGGAAGAAGATGCAGGCTTCATGGACTTGACGGCGGCTGAAGCTCAAACGCTTGTCAGGTTACAGGAACAGTTACAACAAACACAGTTAGACATGGAGGCAGGCGAAGCTACTGTTCTTGATTTAATGGTCGCTGAAGAAGCGTGGGCTAAAGGTATGCAAAGCGCTATGGAGGCTTCAAGAGAATTACAGAAAGCTGAAGCTGACCTTGCTGACATGGAAGCTAAAGCCCTTCAGATGGATAAGGATCGTAAGAAAGCGATGCTTGAACTTGAGATAGCTCAATACGATTTAGCTGAGGCTAAGAAGATAGGCACAGAGGAAACCTATTTGGCTACTAGAGCAGAGGAAGAACAAGCTAAAATTGAAGAAGTTATTAACGGTTTGTACGATAAGCGAACTGAACTTCAAGACAAGCAAACAAGGCTAGCTCTCAAAGAGATAGAGGTTGTTGACGAACTCAAATACGCTAACGAGCGTTTGAAGTCTGTAATGGAAGAATTAAACAATCTTGGCGAAGATGGTAACGAAATTTGGCGAGAGCTAATGGAGCTAGTTCATGCTACGACAGGCGAGTTCCGTGACCTTATCAACTTGTTGAAAAACAAAGGTGGCGCAGGTGGCGCAGGTGGAGGTGGAAACGGTGCAACCACACCAGTCACTCCTTCAAACGTAGTTGCTTCAACAACAAGTGCGGTTGCTAGTAGCGGTGTAGTGGTTAATGACTGGACAAAAATGTTAGCAGGGTTATCAGGCGAGCAACTTGAGGATGTTGGCAAACTTTACGCAGACGTTGAAAGAGAACGTGCTAGAGGGATGCTTGCTGGACACAGTTGGGGTGGTTCAGGTGTAACAGTCAATGTTGAAGGTTCAGTTATCAGCGAGGATGACTTAACTAATGCAATCAACCTAGCGATGCAAAAAATTACGAACTCAGGTGGGACTGGTCCTCGTTATGAAGGGCTTGGTTCTTATGTGGACTTTGGAGAATAATGCCGTCAGCCGCTACGCTTTCCGTGACAGTAAGGTTTCAGACGAGTCCTTCTTTTGGACCTAACCTTGTTTTAGGTGACGCAAGTTCCCCTTTAGGAACTGGTGTTCTATCGGATGCTGATTCCAGTCCTGTGGATATTACAAGCACAGTCAATTCGGTTGCTATCAGGCGAGGGCGTAACCGTTTGTTGGACAAATTCGCCGCTGGTACTTGCACGATTGAGCTTACAGACACGACTGGTTTATTTGATCCTGATAACGGAACTTACGCTGACGAAATTTTACCGATGAGACAGCTACAAGTTAAAGCCACTTACAGCGGTACGACTTACACTCTTTACTCAGGGTTCATAGAGGAATGGGACTACACATACAATCCGGGTGAAAACGCCGCTTTTATGACTGTTAAAGCAGTTGACTCTTTCCGCATATTAAACCTGTCACGAATAACAACTGTTTCAGGTGCTACTGCTGGACAAACAACTTCTGCGAGAATGGGAAAAATTCTTGATGCGGTTAGTTGGCCGTCTAGTATGCGTGATTTTTCTACAGGCACAGGTCAAACGACTTGTAAAGCTGATGGAGGTTCCGACAGGGATGCTCTCACAGCTTGTCAGGCAGTTAATCAAACTGAGCTTGGCGCTTTTTATACTAAAACCAACGGCGTGTTAAAATTCATGGATCGTAACGACATAGTTAAGAAACACGCTGAGAGTCCAACGGTGTTCGATGACACTGGGGCGAACATTCAGTACCAGTCTGTTGATTTTGATATTGACGACACTATTCTCGCTAACGATGTTTCTGTTCAACGGTCAGGTGGCACAACGCAAAATGTTACTGATTCGACTTCTATAAATAATTTCTTTCAAAGAAACTACAGTCGCACAGGTTTATTGATGGACACGGATGCTGATGCTTTGCTTCAAGCTAAAGCGATTCTGAATAATCGTAAAGACCCGAAGTTGAGAATCGGAAGTATAAGCCTTGACGCTTACGGTGATGTTTCAAACAGAGTCATAGCGGCTTTAAATACTGAGATTATGGATCCGATTAAAGTGACAAGAACCCAACCGGGTGGTGGTACTGTTTCTCGTACTCTTTCTGTGCAGGGTATTGAACACACGATAAGACCGAATAGTTGGGTTACGACTTTTCAAACAGCGGAAAAGATATTGGATGGCTTCATACTTAATTCCACGACAAGTGGTATCTTAGGTACGAGTGCCTTGAGTTATTAAGGAGTAATAAAATGGCAGGAGCAGGTTACAAGAGCTTCACTACAGGTGATGTGCTGACGGCTAGTGATCTTAACACGTATGGAATTGAGCAGACCATAATGGTTTTTGCGTCAAGTACGGCAAGAGACACAGCGTTGTCAAGTGCAAAGTCTGAGGGAATGTTTGCGTTCCTGAAAGACTCTGATTCTTTGACTTACTATGACGGTTCGTCTTGGACAGTAGTTGACCTAGCTGGCGACATAACTGGTGTCACGGCAGGCACAGCGCTTTCGGGTGGTGGAACGAGCGGAACTGTTACGGTGAACGTGGATGTCAATTCGGCTACTACAGCAACAGGGACTAGCTCTGACTATATGTTGATTGCTGATGTTGATGACTCTAACGCTACGAAAAAAGCGTTGATTTCTGACGTTGTAGCGACAGGTGATATTACTGGTGTGACTGCTGGAACGAACATTTCAGGTGGAGGCACTAGCGGTACTGTCACAGTAAATCTTGCTATTGACGCTGATGTTGCTGTAGGCGCTGACGGCGCTGGTGTGGATATGACATGGCACTCAGCGACAAGCGGGGATTACGCTATGTGGGATGCTTCAGAAGAAAAGCTCATAATTGAGGGAACCAACGGAGCGACAGCCTTAGATGTAACAGACGGCAACGTGGTTATCGGTGATGGAACTCTCACAGTTGGTTCAGATGGCGCTGGGGAAGATGTCACTTTCCATTCGGATACTTCTGGTGATTACATGCAATGGGATTCTTCCGCAGAGAAACTAATTCTTGAAGGAACAAATGGTGCGACAGTCTTAGATGTTACTGATGGCAATGTTGTCATTGGTGATGGAACTCTGACAGTCGGCTCTGACGGAGCTGGAGAGGATGTAACTTTCTATTCGGACACGGCAGGTGATTCAATGGTTTGGGATTCTTCAGCGGAATCTTTGACCATCACAGGAACCGCAGGACAAGACGCTTTAGCTGTCGCCGCAGGTGATCTCAGTTTGAACAGCGCATCAATTAGTTCATGGACAGACGCAAACATAGTCCTTTCAGGACAAGTATTCGGAGGCTAGGAGGCTTCAATAATGGCAACATTTTCAAAACAACTACTGTCAGGTGGCACTAACGGTAAAAACATCAAAATAGCGGCTACGGCTACCGCAGGTACGACTGTTCACACAGCCGTGTCAGGAACGTCTGACATGGATGAAATTTGGTTGTATGCCTGCAACACCGATTCATCGGACAGGAAACTGACGATTGAATACGGTGGTGCAACATCACCTGATGAATTAACAGAAGTCACGATTACTGCTGAAGCTGGATGGACACTTGTAGTCCCCGGTTTGCTTTTGCAAAATGGTCTTGTCGTTAAAGCATTTGCGGCGGCGGCTAACGTAGTTAATGTGAATGGGTACGTCAATCGAATAACTGCATAGGAGAGTAAATGCCTGATATTAAAAAGTATTTTCCAAATTCTAAAGTAACGGACTGGACTGGCGGCTCTTTCGGTGCGGCTGGTGGTATCGAGTTTTATGGTGAAGGCGGGAATGTCAACTTATATGAGGATCCTTCGGGACAGATGTGGGTATCGCATGAGATAACCGCAACAGGGAATTTCACAGTCAAAAAAGGCTCAGGAAATATCGACTACATGATTGTTGGCGGTGGCGGTGGAGGAGGCTGGTCATCCCCATCACCGGCTCCCTATAATCGCGTTGGCGGTGGTGGCGGTGGCGCTGGCGGTTACGGCGTATGGACAGACCAACCTGTATCAGTAACAGGCGGCCCCGGAAGTAACGGTGTTTATCCGATAGTTATTGGAGCTGGAGGAACTTCAACACCCCCGTCTTATTCACTCAAGGGAAATGACTCGTCTGCTTTCGGTAACACAAGAAACGGTGGAGGTGTCGGAGCTGTAGCACCAACAACTAACTCAGGGACTCCGTACTATTCGATAGGTGGACCCGGAGCGAGTGGCGGTGGAGGTGTTTTCAATCAATGGGGTTGGTCGCCTTCTCCTACTTACTCGGCGGCTGGAACTGGTAACGATCCACCAACGACTC